GATCGGTAACGGCGACAACGTCTACTATGTGAACGAACTGATCCCTGACGAGCGCAACCAAGGCGACGTGACGGCAACGTTCTTCTCGCGGTATTTCCCGAACGCCACCGAAAGGTCTTACGGGCCGTACTCGATGACGAACCCAACGTCCGTCCGCTTCAACGGGCGCCAGATCAATATGCGATTGACGGCCGCGCCGAACACGGACTGGCGCGTCGGGACGATGCGACTTAACGCGCAGCCGGGCGGGCGCAGATGAAACTTCCTGTTCCGCCCAACGACTATCTGTCGTCGCATGAGAACCAGCGCAACCGGCTGCTCGAACAAGCGGACAGCCAGAACTACAAGCGCGGCCAAGATGTGCGCATCGACGATCCGGCCGATCTTATCCTGACAAACATCGAAACGACGCGGTACATTCAACTCCCCGGCCGTGCCGAGTTCTTGCGCACAACGTCGCTGGCGCTAACGGCGGCGAACACCGCGGAACCAATCCCGTTGAACTCCACGACGATCTCCCAGAACGTGGCGTTAGGGTCTCCGGCGTCGCGCATCGTCGTGACCTACGCCGGGCTGTATCGGTGCTACTGTAAAATCCAGTTTCTTTCCGGTTCTGCCAGCGACAAAGTCGTTTACTTTTGGTGGCGCAAGAACGGGGCGGACGTAGCCAACAGCGCGTTTGTACGGACGATCCACGCCAACTCTGAGTATCAGACCTTGTCGCGTGAAGACACGTTCTCTTTGGCTGCGGGCGATTATCTTGAACTATACTGGGCCGCGGACAGCACCAACGTATCTTTAGCGGGAACGGCTGCGACAGCTTTCGCCCCGGCTTCGCCATCTTGCGAGGTGTATGTGGAGCAGATACACCAGTGACGATGGATTTGAAACAAGAGTTCGAGCGGTGCAAAGACTGGATCGCGTCCGCGCTCGAATACGCCGACGATACCCACGACATCGAACATATTTGGGAGGGCGTCGAGTCAGGTCGGTATCTGTTTTGGCCCGGCAAAGAGAGCGCGATTATAACAGAATTTCACATCTACCCTAAGAAGACATCCCTTCATGTCTTTCTTGCTGGTGGTAAGCTAGATGAACTGCTAGATATGTGGGATTCTATGGAAATTTATGCTAAGGCTACGGGGTGTGCATCTATATCTGTTTCGGGTAGAAAGGGTTGGATGCGAGCGTTAGAAAGCCGCGGCGCCAAATATCTGTGCACCACGGTGGTTAAGGAATTATAGGTATGTCGAAGGGCGGAGAAAGATCAACGGTTTCGTCGCAGCAGACGCTCGACCCCTTTGTTCAGGATGCGTTGCAGCGGAACGTGATGGCCGCCCAGCAGGTGGCGTCTCTGCCTTACCAGCCCTACGGCGGCCCGCGCATCGCCGGGTTCCGTCCTGTTGAGCAGCAAGGGTTCGACATCACGCAGCAGGCCGTGGCTAACCGTGTAGGTTCCCAGCAGCTTGCCGGGGCGACGCAGGCCGCACAGCAAGCGGCCGCTTTCGGGCCGGAGCAGTTCCAGCAAAACGTCGCCGGTTTCATGTCGCCGTTTCAGCAGAACGTGATCGACACCACGATGGAGCGTCTGGAGCGCGCCCGCGCTCGGCGCGAAGCCGACACCCGCGCACAACTTGCCGGGGCGCGTGCGTTCGGTAACACCCGCCGCGGTGTGTACGAAGCACAGTTGGCGAGCGCCGAAGATCGCAACACGGCCGAGACTTTGGCCAACTTGTACCAGCAGGGCTTCGGCCAAGCCGCCGGTCTGGCGGCGGGTCTTCCGGGTCAGCAGCTTCAGGCATCGCAACAGTTGGCGGCGTTGGCTCCGCAGGCTCTGGCGCAGGAGCAGGCGTTTGCGGGTATGCTCGGCGGCGTTGGCCAGCAGCAGCGCGGCATGGCGCAGCAGAACATCGACCTCGCTTACCGCGACTTCCTCGAACAGCGCGGCTTCCCGACCGAGCAGTTGCGCATTCTTCAGTCGGGCCTCGCTGGTTTGCCGGCGGTTACGAATCAGCGGCAGACGACACAGACGCCGGGCGACGGTTTCCTCGGCACGGCCGGTGATATTGTCGGTATCTTGGGCGGGTTGAAGAACCTCGGCATTCGGTTTTAAAGGGTAGAGATATGGCGCTTCGTCCTTTCATGACGCAAGGAGTAGTCCCCCAGACACTCCTTAATTCGTTCACGGCCGGCAACGCCCCGCAGGGCGGCGTCGCCATGACCGCGCCGATGACCCCGCGCACGATGGCCGCTCCCGCCGCCCCTGCCCCCGCAGCTACTCAGGGGCCAGACAGTCTGGCCGAGATGACGCGCCTTCTTAGCGGCGATCTGAGCGGTTCGCTGTCCAGCGGCGACAAGCTTCTGGCACTCAGCGGTCTTCTTCGTTCTGCTACTCGCAGCGGACGCCGCGCGGGGATTACACCGCAGCAAGTGATTGGCCAACTTCAGCAGCAGAAGCTGGCGGAGTTGCAGAACCGCATGGCGGTTGAGCAAATGCGGGCGCAGGCCGCAACGGAGAAAGCCCAACGGGACGCTCGCGACGAATTTATAAACCGTCTTCCGACAGAAGAACAGCGCGCTGAAGCTCGCCTGTTGCCGCTGAGTGCGTTCGGCGAAATCGCCAAAGAACGCCTGATCGCGCAAACGCAAACACAGTCGGCGCAGATCAAGGAATATGAAGATCGTGTCCGCAAGTTCGGCAAAGCCGAAGCAGATCGGTGGCTGGCGCTGCAGGACGAAAAGTTCATTTCTGTCACAGAAGGCGGGGAAGTTATCCGCGCTTCAGATTTCTTCGGATCGGGCGGGGCACTCGGCGCCCCGGCTCCTTCTGGGGTTACATTCTCTCCAATCAACACAGCCCCAACCCAAGGAGGTCCGGCGTCTTCTGCGCCGGGGCAATTTCGCTAAGGGCACAGATGTTGTTCGGGAACTATTTCCGCAAGCTCGCATAACTTCGGGGTATCGCGGTCCGGAACACCCGTTGTCGAAAAAGAACCCAAGATCGTTTCATGCTCGTTCAACCGGAGCGGTGGACGTAGCGCCCATCCCCGGTATGACTTTTGAGCAATACGTAGACTCAATACGTTCCGCGGGTTATAATATTATTGAAGCCAGAGACGAAGTTCGCAATCCTTCGCGTTACGCCACTGGCCCACATTGGCACGTAGTTATCGGAACGTAATATGGCGAACGGACAGCAATATACTGAAGGCCAAATGTTGGCGGGGAGCGACGGCAACACTTATGTCGTTCGTGGCGGTGTGCCGCGCCAAGTTGTTTCGGGCGGTAACGCGCCCGCGCCGCGAGCGCCCGCCCCTGTGTACAGGCGCCCCAAAAGCGCCCCTATCCCTACCCCAATCGGCCCCAAAGATACGCCGGAGTTTCGTGCTGCGGTTGCCGCTGCGGAAGCCGCTGCGCGCGTAGAGGTCGGACGCAACCAAGAACAAGATGTCATAGCGCGGGGTAGAGCGGGTCTTGACTCCACCATCGGTGAACTAAAAAAGTTCTACAAACAATTGGAAAACCAAGGCGGCGCGATCAGCGAAAAGCAAGGACTCCTCGATAACGCGGTCAATTGGGCCGCGGCCAATATCGGCGAAACAATCGGCAACCCGACTGCCTCTAAGGCGGAATCGACGCGCGCGACAATCCGCAACGTCCGCAACATCTTGGTGCGGGACATTATGAGCGCGACGGGTATGAGCAGCAAACAGGTCGATAACTCGTTCGAGCTTCAGCGGCTTCTACAGCTTGCGACCGATCCGACGCAAACGTTGGAAACGGTAAACGCCACTCTCGGTACAATCCAAAAGCGGTACGGCTCTCCCACCGCGGCGGGGGCAACAGCGGCGAAGAAACAAGCCGCACCTGCCGCAACTTCTGGGTTCACCGTAAAACGTAGGAACTAGTAATGGCCACATACGAGATCATAGGGCCGGATGGGCGAACCTACGACATCGAAGGGCCGGAAGGCGCCACCGATGAGGAGATCATCGCGGCGGTGATCGCGCAGTTTCCCGATGCGGCTGGCGCTCCGCCTCCCCCGCCGGAAGCCGACACCTCGTTGTCGCAAAACCTCGGCGTCATTGGCGGCGCGCTTGCGCCGTATGCGACCGCGGCCGGGCTAGGTGCAGCGGCTGGCGCGCCGCTTGCGGGCGTGGGCGCGATACCCGGAGCGGCGGGCGGCGTTCTGTCGTTGGGTTTGTCTGATCTTGGGACAAGCATCTACAATGTCGTAGCCCCTGCTTTTGGCGGGGAAGCCGTTAATTTGCCGTCTCAGACTATCCGTCAGATGTATCAGGATGTGGGTGTCGGGCGCGCGCCGCAGACGGCGGGTCAGCGTATCTTGGGTCAGACGGTAGAAGGTCTGGCAGGCGGTGTGGCCGCGCCTGCGTCGTTGGCCACGACTGCGGCCCGCATGGCGCCGTCCACTACTCGCTCGATCATGCAAACTTTGGCCCAAGCTCCGCGCCAACAGGCCGCTGCGGCTACTGGCGCGGCAGCCGCGCCTGCAATCGCAAGAGAAGCGGGCGTCACCAATCCTCTCGCGCTTACGGGCATTTCACTTGCTGGCGGTATGGCGGCGGGGCGTGCCGCCACGCCGAAGCCGTCCTCGCTAAGTACCGAAGACCTTCGGACACGGGCGGACAATGCCTACCAAGCGGCCAGTGCTGCGGGCGTTCGATTTGACGATAGCGCCATCGGGAATTTTGCGACAAACCTGCGCCAAGATTTGACCGCAGTTGACGATATTCAGTTTAACCCCCGTCTGCATCCGCGGATCGCGGTCGCTTTGGATGAAATAGACGCTGTCGCCACTAGCGGCCAGCCGATTTCGTTCTCTCAAGTAGAGATGATGCGCCGCGTTGCGAATACGGCTCGGCGCAGTCAGGACCCAGACGAACGGCGTCTTGGGGGTATAATCATCGACAAAATCGACGATTTCATTTCCTCTCCGCCGGCTAATGCGGTTGTGGCGGGAGACGATGCCGCGGCTGCGTTGGCGATCACAGACGCGCGCAAGTCTTGGCGTCTTATGCGCCAAGGTGAAGCTGTCCAAGATTTGGTGGAGCGCGCCACTAACTCAGCATCGGGGCTTACCGCTGCGTCTTTGCGGGGACAGTTCCGGACCGTTGTGAACAACCCAAAGCGCCTGCGCCAGTTCGATCCCGAAGTGCAAAAACTGATGAAAGATTTTGCGCGGGGTAAGGGCGGCGTTGCGACCTTGCAGGCGCTTGGGAACTTGGCGCCCGGTCTATCTCTTCGGGGCATGGTGGCGGGGAGCGCGCCCGCGGCGCTGGCGTATACCGGGAATCCCGCCCTTGCAGCTTTGATGGCCGCAGGCGGCGTGGGCGCTCGTTCCGCCGCCAACCGCATGGCCACCGGCCAAGTCGAAAACATCGCCAGTGTCGCGCGCGGCGGGGCGGTTCGGCAGACTCCGGCCGGGCAAGTTGCCGCAGCGAGCGCGCAGCAAGCCGCGACCGATGTTGGCGCGCGCGGTCCGGTAGTGACCTACGATCCGACCGGCCAGTTCGCGTTTATCGACGGCGAGCCTGTGAGGGCCGTTTTTGGGGATGGCACGGGTATCACCGATAGCGGTAAAGTCGCCCAAGTTCGCTAAATAAGAGTATTAACATGGCACGTACTGTATTAGCTAAGACTTGGAAGCCGGAGCCGAAAGCCAAGCGGCGCCACAAACCTAAAGCCCTGCGCCATCGCAAGAAGCTGGGGCCGAAAAGCGATATGAGGATACGCTGATGCCGGGCAAAGGACTATACGCGAACATCAACGCGAAGAAGAAACGCATCGCCGCCGGGTCCGGCGAACGGATGCGCAAGCCCGGAAGTAAGGGAGCGCCGACGGCTGCGGCCTTCAAGCAATCCGCTAAGACAGCCAAGAAGAAGTAAAGGAACCTGATTATGCCGATGGTTGGTGGAAAAGAATATAGCTACACCCCCAAGGGTATGGCGATGGCCAAGAAGGCTGCGGCCAAGATGGGCAAGCCCATGATGAAGGCGAAGAAGAAAGCCAAGAAGAAGTGAAGAAAGACAGTCGTCTCACGCGTGCGGGTGTGGCTGGGTTCAACAAACCCAAGCGCACCCCCTCGCATCCTACGAAGTCACACGTCGTGGTGGCCAAGGAAGGCGACCAAGTAAAGACGATCCGGTTCGGCCAGCAGGGCGTGAAAGGATCGCCCGAAGGTTCGGCGCGGAACAAGTCGTTCAAGGCCAGACACGCAAGTAATATCGCCAAGGGCAAAATGTCTGCGGCGTGGTGGGCTGACAAAGTTAAATGGTGAGTATATACTCACGCCATGAAAATTATTGGCGTGGACCCCGGCGCTACTGGCGCCTTTGCCATCCTTGATTTGGATAGCCGACACCTCGTCATTATTGATATGCCGACAACTAAGGTGAAGCGCGGGCCGCGAACCGTCAATCAAGTTGACGCTGTTCGCCTCGCGCATCTCCTGCGCCCGCACGCCGATGGCGCCCACGCAATCGTAGAGAAGGTCCACTCCATGCCGGGTCAGGGGGTAGCGTCAACCTTCAGCTTCGGCCGCGCAGCCGGTATCATCGAGGGCGTCTTGGCCGCGCTCGACATCCCCTTCTCCCTCGTTCCCCCCGCCACATGGACGAAGAAGATGCGTCTGTTCGGCGGGAAGGACGGGAGCCGCACTCGCGCCATCGAACTCTTCCCCGATCAAGCCCATCTCTTTGCACGGAAAAAAGATGATGGACGTGCGGATGCCACGCTGATAGCGTGTTACGCCGCAGAGGAAGAGACTGATGGAACATCTATTCGACTACCAGAGGGTGGGGGCAAAGTTCCTCGCCGAAAATCCCGCCGCGTTTCTGGCGGATGAGCAGGGACTAGGCAAGACCATTCAGGTGATCGCGGCGTGTGACGCGCTCGAACTGAAGAAGGTCGTGGTGCTTTGCCCCGCCATCGCCAAGATTAACTGGCGGCGTGAGTTCGAGAAGTGGGGCCGCGTTGATCGGGAGATCAAGGTCTTTTCCTACGACAAGATGACGCAGTCGAAGGAGGTGCGGAATGAAATCGCCAAGTTCGAACCAGACGTTATCGTCCTCGACGAAGCGCATTATCTCAAGAACCGTCAGGCAAAGCGCACTAAGTATCTCTACGGTCAGTTTTGCCGTGGGGATGGTCTTGTTCGTTTCGCTGATCGTGTTTGGCTTCTTAGTGGCACTCCCTTTCCTAACGATGTCAGTGATTTCTGGACACATCTTAAGGCCATCTGGCAGTATCCTCTCAACTTTACGGACTACACTCTCTACTTTTGCAAAACGTGGTCGGGACAGTTCGGGCTGAAGGTGCTGGGCAACAAGGCCGAGAGGATGGGCGAGTTCAAGACCATCCTCAAGTCGATCATGCTCCGCCGCAAAACCGAGAGCGTGCTGAAGGAACTGCCGCCCCTGTGGTGGCAGGACTCCGTGGTCGAGGTCGATGGCTGGGACGACATGGCCCACATCGAGAACGAGCAGGAGCGGGCCGCGGTCGAACTCATCCTGCAAAGCGCCATTACGCAGAGCGACGTGGGCGACAAGCTGGGCGACATCGCGCCGCACATGGCCTCGATGCGCCGGCTCACCGCGCTGGCCAAGGCGAAGCCTATAGCGGCGCAGTTAGCAGCGGAGTTGAAGGACAACGCCTACGAGAAAGTCGTGGTGTTCGCCTACCACCGCGCGGCGCTTGAGGCGTTGCGCGAAGGGCTGGCCGAGTTCAACCCGGCCTACATCGTGGGCGGCCTTGGGAATCAGGAACGCCAAGCCGAGATCGACAGGTTCCAGAACGACGCCGAGTGCCGCGTCTTCATCGGCCAGATCACGGCCTGTTCGACGGCGATCACGCTGACGGCTGCGAACCAAGTTGTGTTTGCGGAGATGGACTGGGTGCCAGCGGTCAACGCTCAGGCTTCGAAGAGGTGCCACCGTATCGGCCAGTCCAAGCCAGTAATCGTGCGGTCGTTTGCCCTAGCAAATTCGGTAGACGAAATCGTTGCACGGACACTTGGGCGGAAAGCTCAGATGATCTCCGAGGCTTTGGATTAGCCGATGTTGGCAAACTCTCCGTGGAGTTTCTTCGCGGCCGCGCAATACGCGGCGTGTGCTTCTTGCGGCGTGTCGTAGGTTCCCAAATCCAGCTTGCGTCCATCTACTTCTATCCTCGCCCGGTACCGCCCGGTTCTGCGATAAAAGTCCACGCCCTTGAAACCGGATGTGTTGTCGCGCCGTCTGGCGGAGTTGCGCGTGTTCTCTGCGTGGCTTGCTTGTCGCAAATTCTCAATGCGGTTATTCGTGGGGTCCCCATCGATGTGATCGATAAGTCCCTCCGGCCACGAGCCTGTTGATATTAGCCACACTAGGCGGTGCACATAATACCTCACGCCGCGAAAGGTCGCGTGGTAGTATCCCGCCCCGTTGTCGGTGCGGATCACGCGGCCAACCGGGGCGCGACTATTGGGCGATACACGCCAAGCAAGGTCGCCGGTTTCCGGATTGTAGGAGAAGAATTGACGCGCCTCTTCGGCTGTCATAGTGTGCTTAGGCATTGGCTGCTCCTGTCTAGCAGTGGATGTTGGGCCGGCGGATGTGGAGTCCGCCGGCCCTTTTTATATCACGGCTTTTAAGAGAAGGAAACCGGAGGCGGCCCAACCCGCCCCCGGCCCCTATCACTTACAGCAGATCGTCGAGGTCTGAGATGTCTGCGGTCGGCTTGGCCTCCGCAGTAAACTCATCCGCCGCAGACAGACGCCCGTCCATACGGGGGCCGTCCTTGATCTTCTGGAGATTTCCAAGGCTGAACGCTACGCCGTTGTTGCCGTTCACGCTATACGCATAAGCACGCAGCGAAGCCTTCACCACCGCACCCGGATAGATTTCCTTGGGGTCGGTGATGACAGCCGGCTTACCGTTCTCGCCGGCAAAGATCGACACGACGCCGGGAGCCTGCTTCGACTTCACGTTGATGAAGGTCGAGCCTTCCGGGTAGCCCTTGTCCACCGCGTCTTCGCGGAACGGCAGACGGATTTTACCGGCCTTCAGCAGATCGCGCGTCTTGTCTCCCCACTTCTCCTTGGCCACGGCCATCACAGCGGCCTTCATGTCGGTGATGTCCACATCGTCCTTGAAGACCAGAGCGCAGCTATACACCGGCTCGCTCGCGCCCGGAGGCGTCTGCGGTTCGAAGATGTGCGGGTAGCTGATGACGGCTTCAGGGGTAATAACTTTTGTCATACGTAGTTCCTTGTTCACTCGTTCACGGTAAATTCGTCACCCGCCAAAAGAGCGGCCGACGGTCGGGCGTCGGTGTCGCGGACCATAGAAAGGCCAGACGATACCGACATGACGAGATGGGCGGGGACATTCTTCTTGCCCACGACCTTCTCGATCTGAGCGGGCGACTTGATCTTCTTCTCGAAAATCTCCTCGTCCTCCAGATTCTCGGAAGCCGCCCATTCGAGCAACTCCTCTTCGTTCTTCCAGCGCCGCGTCGGGCGGCGCTCCACCAGCTTGAAGCCGGGCACAGTCTCGCCAGCTTCGAGCAGCGTGTTCGCGTGGCGGCGGATGGATTTGATCCACTCTTCGATGAGCGGTATCTTGTCCATGTACCCGGCGATCTCTTCCGGCGTGATGTCGTCGGCCACGCGCACCGCGCCGAACTCATCCTGCGCCACAGCTAGTGCGCCGCGGCGGAGGGCGGAGCAAACGCCGGCCGCCTTGCAGAACTGGCAGTGATCGCCAGCGACAAGCGGCGCGTCGGGCTTGAGCGCGGCGTGCGCGGCGTCGATCAAGTCCACGCCAAAGTCGAGTATCTCGTCCTTGGTGTAGGAGTAGACGCGGATCGAACCGTCGCGGTGCTGCGCGCGTGGCTGCACGACAACCGTGTGGACGGCGTTGACCGGCGCGCGGTCGCCGATCTTCAGCACAGCGCCGAGCGCGTAGTACTTTAGCTGGGCGTTGTCCTCGACATCGACAGCCACGCCTTGCCCGTGCTTGTAGTCGATGACCCACAGGTTGCCCGTCTCTTTGCCGTAGATCGTGCAGTCGCTCGTGCCGAACATCGGCATCGGCGGGTCAAGGGCTTCAAGGCTAAGGCGCTGCTCCAGCCGCAGCAGGGCCGGCGCCTCTTCCTCTTCCACTGCGCGAACGTAGCTGACGTAAGTCTGCACCGCGGCGGCCATATTGTCATCAACAATATGATCGTGGAATGAGCCGCCGATGCACAGGGCTACGTCGGCTATCCCCTCACGAAGACAGTGTTCGCCCAGTTCATGCGCTGCCGTGCCGAGTTCGGCAAAGGGGCTGCTCGTATCCGGGAACCGCTCCTCAGCCTTCAGGCTGCCGGGGCAGGCCATGCGGCGCTTGGAGTTCGACGCGCCGAATGACGCGTGGGCTATTTCACCAGCCATGTCTTCACTCTCCTGTTTGCGCGGTTCTGGATCGCGCGGATTTCGTCCCACAATCTCGGCACCATGCGCTCTGTAAGGTACTCTCCCGCCGCTTGCGGCCGGTAATGACTTGGCGTTTTGTAGTCCGCGCCCCATCCTTCGGGCGCGTACTTGTTACTCAACATATCTTCGTATTCTGGTTCGGACATTATCCTAGCCTCGAATGCTAAGAGGGCAAATTTGATACCCGACGTTGAGCACGGTGCCGTTGCCATAGCGGCAGAAGCGGTTGCCACCCTCGACCCACTGCGCGGTCAAAAAGTAGGTGATGTACTGTGCGGCCACGGGTGCGGCGGTCAGGGCCAGAGCGGCTGCGATGATAAGCTTCTTCATTTCACTTCTCCTTCAAGGCTTGTTCAACTTCGGGCCACTCGCGGCAGATGTCCACCATCTCGGCCTCACTGATCTGCCCGCTGCGGTAGCAGGCGAGGATTGATGCTACGTCGGTCATTTGTATTTCACCCACACATTGCCAAAGAAAAGCCACTGCATCTTGCGCCAGAACCAGTTCGGTTCTCCGCCCTTATGCGGACGCCATACGATGCCAGAGCCGCACTTGTGGCCGCCGAACATGTGGCATTCCCAGTTCGAAAATTCGGGGGTGCGGATGATGTGGCGGTCGTTAAAGCTGATCTCGTAGGTCATTGCGCTTCATCTTTCCTATGATCGCCGCGTTCAATGGCGTCTGCGGCTGCGTCTAATGCTTCACCTTCGGCGCGGGTTTCCCTGTCCCAATAAGGCGCGGCGTTTGCCTTCGCAGCCTCCCCTCTCAGCCAAGTCACCACAGCGGCCAGCGCCTTGTCGTTCTCGGTCATTTCAGGTGTTCTCCCTTTTCAAGCATCATGGCCGTCTGCCGCATCCCGTGCTTGCGCAGCCACTCCATAATCAGCGCCTCCCGCGCCTGCACAGCGTCGTCGATCATGGGCTGCATCATGTAAAAATGGACTTCGGTCATTTCCGGTACTCCTTGTTCTCAACCTGCGCGCTAACCCAGTTAGCGATGATCGGGTCGGCGCTACGCCGCAGCCACTCCACAATCGCTTCACGCTCGGCCTTCACGGCGTTGTCGATCTCGATCTGGCGGGCAGCGGCCTGCGCGTCGAGGACGCTCTCAAACCACAGCGGCTCTTCGTCGGTGTATACCCAGTATTTCTGATCGCGCTCCGACCAGTTGACCTTCGGTGTTGTCATTTCCCAAATCCTTCTTCCCAGAGTTCGATGGCGCGAACGGCAACGTCTTTCGCGGTGGTTACTGGAGAGCCGTCGATCCGATGCGCGGCGCGCGTCTGTAATTCGTACATGGCTTGCTCGGCGCACAGCAGCTTGCGATCTGGTGGCGGCTGCTCGTAGCGTTCGATCATGTCGCAGAGTGCGCGGAAGCTTGGTTTGTTTTTGTATTCGTAGACCAGTGACACAATGGCTTGCTCGCCCCATTCGCTCCGCTTCGCGGCTTCGATCAGCACCCAGTCGGGCGGTGTTTGCTTGTCGGTCATGACGCCAGCCACCCGATCAAATCCACGAGCAGCGTGATCGCGACGACGCAGACTAGCAGCGCGGTCGAGATTTCTCGAAGGTCGTTCACCAGTCCTCTCCCTCATCAATCAGTTCTGGCATATGCTCACGCATCCATGCGCGGCGGCGTATCTCGGCCATGTAGTCGGCCTGCCTCTCGGCCCAGCGGTCGAGGTAGCTGTCGGGGATCATGCGCGCGGCTCCGCGAGTGCGGCGCGGGCGTATTGCCTAGCCACCGCGCAAGCATCTGGATCAATCGCCAGCGCGGCAAACAAACCCCGCAGCCGCTCGTTCTCGGCAGTCAGGGCTTCGATGCGGTCGGCTTGCTCCTTGCAGGTGGCGCAAAAATTAGTGCGAATGTTGTCGGTCATTTCCCGTCTCCCTTCATTGCGCGGATGGTGGTGGCGATGCGGGAGCTATCCGTTTCGGTTAGATGCTCTGTCAGGCCACGTACCGACTTGGCCCATTCTAGTGCGCGTTCATGGAAACAATCCGCCACCTTCGCCGCTTCCTCCAACACCTCATCCCTCACCGCTGCGAGGTGGGTGCGCAGCCGCTCGTTCTCGGCAGTCAGTGCTTCGATGCGTCCGCACAGTTCTATAACTTGTGTGTGCCTTGCGGCCTTCTTGCTGAGAACCCGCTTCACCAGATCGTCGGTCATTTCCCAAACTCCTCTTCCCAAAGTTCGATGGCGCGGCGGCAAGCGTCCACCGCCTCGTCCCACTCATCGTATCCATGTTCACTAGCCGCCTCACGCGCACACAGCAGCTTGCGATCCACGGGTGGCCGCTCGTGGCGTTCGATCATGTCGCAGAGGGCGCTGAATGCGTCATAGTTTGCATAGTAACTGCGCAGAGTGTCAACGTCGTCGCCCCATCCGCTCCGCTTCGCAGCTTCGATCAGCACCCAGTCGGGCGGTGTTTTCTTGTGGGTCATTCCGTCTCTCCCAGTGCGGCGCGGTGATGCGCCAGTGCGGCCTCGCCCACCCGCTTCCATGCCGCCATCGTGTATGGACACGACGGTGCGCGCAGGTCGGGCGGCAACTGGTCGGACCTGACATTCAGCCAAGCCGCCAGCATCGCCAGTTCGAGGGGTGTGCGTTCCTCGGTCATGACGCCATCCACCCGATTACGCTGATCCAGAAGGCAACCGTCAGGCAAAAGATAACCGTCCATGCCAGCGCAGCGGGGCGGTCCAAAGGTTCTCTCATCTCTCTATCTCCTCGCTCTGAGGTAACTCAACAAAATAGGGTTGCCAAGAAAAAACTTTCTCAACCTTTTCAGCATAGGCCGGGTAGCGCCGCATCAGTTCTTCCGCGGCGGCCACGCCGTACATCACCGTCGAATGATCTCGGCCGCAGAACATACCGATCCTCGGATACGACCAACCCCGCTTCCGCAGCCCGGCGTACAACGCCATGCGGGCGTGGACGATCTCTTGGCGGCGCTTGCGACTAAGTAAATCTACTGGCGAAATCTCGAACAGATCAGCGCACAACTTCACAATCTCACTCTTCACCGGAATCTCTCTTCATCTCGTAACGATAATCAGCGTAGCCGGGAGGAGTGCAGCCCGGCGAATACGGTTCCCCATTGTCATCCAGAAAGCATTTCTCTTTCAGATCGTAGTTACATTCGCTCCACGCTTCGCCCTCTATCAATTCTTTCTGGCGATCATTGTCCCAGTAAAGTGCATCCTCGACGAGTTTGACTAGACGATACTCGCTCTTGAGTAGATCGAGGTAGTCGCTCTCGCTGTTTGTTCTAGCGTGACGGATGTTCTCGGACTCGTATACTATGAGTTCGGCCCGTAACTTCTGAAGTAACACGTTCCGGTACAGCGCGTTGTTAATCCGCCGCGATACTTTTTCATCGTAACCCATCGTCATCTCCCTAGTTTACGTGTGACCAGTGGTCGTTTCCCTCGATGCTTTCCGCCACGTCCTCAAGGATCGTGCAGATTATCTCGGCGCGTTCGAGGTCCAAGCCGGGGTCCGTCATCGCCTTGGCCAAGATATACTCACCCGTGCCGCGTATGTGCTGGACGATCCTGTTGCGCTCGATGATCTGTATCTCGACATCACTTCTCATAGCGCAGGCTTTCCTTACCTTCCGCCGCAACCGGGCAGCCTTGCGCCCACGCCGGAACCTCAGTCATAAGGCTAATCATCTCGGCGAGGCTGCCGTGTCCTTCCAGAACTTCGCAGATAATTTCGTCATGCACGGACATGACAACGGGATAGCCCGCCATCTCCAGCCGCATCATCGCTCCGGCCATCAGGTCACGGGCGGTGGCCTGCACCACGTTCTCCGTCAGCAGCCCGCCCCAAATGATCTGCGATGTCCACTGGCGCGTCACACTGTTGAGCGTATCGACCTCGACACTCTCGCGCTTCTCGCCCCACGGCGTCTCACGTTCCACAATGCGAGGGTTGTGGTACGTAAGGCACCGACCAGACTCCAGCGGCAGTCTCGCAAACTCCCCGCGCCGCGAGATCACACCGCGGCAGTTGTCCATAAACTCTTCCTCCAACCGGCGCCAGTATCCGGAGATCGCGCTGTTGGCTTCGCGGTAGACCGAGACAATCCGCTTGGCTTCCTCGACATCGACGGCGATGCCCATAGTGGTGCATTGCTCGGCGAAGCGTTTGCCGCCCATGCCATAGCCGCAGCCCAAGATGGCCATCTTGCCGACCTGTCGCTCGTTCCCGTCGATCTGGTCAACCGGCTTGTTGTAGATGTCCTTCGCCATAACTTTGTACACGTCGCCTCCTCCTGCAAACGTCTCCACCAACGTCTTCTCCCCCGCCAACCACGCCAGCACACGCGCTTCAATGGCGCTGTAATCCGCGAAGAGCAGACGGTGTCCCGGCTTGGCGATTAACATCGAGCGCAGCAAGTCGGAGGCAATCTGCGTGCCGGCTCCGTGATCGGCTACGGGTTGCCCCGCCTTCAGCTTCGCAATGATCGCATTGAGTTCGTCCTGCTTCTTCACAGGGCGCGGGAAGTTCTGCGGCTGGACGAGCTTGCCGCTCCAGCGTCCGGTCGCTGCGCCGTGATAGACCAGCAGCCCACGCATCCGGTCGTCTGGCCCGGCTGCGTTTTCCATGCTATCAAGCTTGGCCGTGCTGGA